AGATTATCCCTGTAATCTTTAACAACGGCATATGCCTCTTTGTTAGCGCTTTGAAATGTGCCATGCTCTTTGATCCATTCGAAACTCATGCCGTAGTAACGTTTAGGAATACCAGCGGCTGCATATGTTTCATTGATATTCGAACGAATCACAATCGGCTTGTCATAGATTGGCTTAAAAAACTCAATCTTTTCCGTAGGTCTTGGCCGCCTCTTGCTCCCAGTCGACTGGCTCGTCTTTTCTCGTAGCCGTTCGATTGCCGCCTCTATGTCCATTTGTTCCATTTTCTAACCTCTGATTTTTCAAAATTCCCTCTACATATTGCACTCGTGATTTTCCTCGCTCTTTTGCTATATGCAAGGCGTCCGCTACATTGACAAGGCCATATTCAGCGATAAGGTCATCAAGTGAGCCTTTAACAAAAGAGGAAATCACTCCGAATGAGTTCGTCCATAAATCATAAATATCAATATTTGACATAGGGGAAAGAGATTGAGAATTTTCGATTTCTTTATTTTCTCTAGTTGTAGATATAGTTATATCTCTATCTCTGTGTTCTATCTCTATATCTTTCTCTTTATCTAACTCTTTCTCTATCTCTCCGTTACATAAATGTTTCACTTGCGTTACATCGGTGTTACATTGTAACGCTTTTTGTTTCTCTCTATGTCTGCGAACCCTTGCAGCTACTGCTGTCTCGCACCCTGTACTATTTTTTGTATCAGGAAGATAATATTCATCGTCGGAACGCATTTCTAACAAGCCACTATTTAGCAAATATGTGATAGTTATTTGTACGTTTTCCTCGCTTTCGTCTAGGTCAAGCGCCACCTCAGCGGCGAAATCTTCCTCTAATCCGTCAAAATATAGCTTGCCCTCGCTCATAATCGAGCGTAGCAACATTTTCAAATAGATGATTGTATAAGTGTCGCCGCCAGCGATTTTTCTCAAACGCTTGATTTCTTTACGTTGAAAAAAATCCTTGTGCAGTTTCAACCAAAAATATCGCTTAGGTTCTGCCATGTTGCTCCTTTCTAACAGGCGATAACGTGATATAATCTCTATCGAGCGTCTTGCCATACAGCCCAATCTGTAGGGCGTAGTCTAAAATGCTTTTAACTGTATTGGCTGGCACGCCTGTCTCCTTTTCTACTCGCACCATAAACGTAGGCGTGTAAGAAATATAAAACGCCCTTAATGATTCGATAAAATCCCTTACTTTTACCCAGTCAGCGCCGAATTGAGCGAGCATTTTATCGTTATTTGTCATCATGTATTACCTCGCCAGTTTCAGCGTCGATAACCTCGCCACCTACAATATAGGTATCGTGATTTTCTGCAGGTTTGTCAGTTAATTCCTCTGTTTCAGTTTCTGCGTCGATAGTTTCACCGCTGAAATTGACATCTAAATCGCCGTCATTGTTCATGCTGATCACGCCGCCGTCATTGGCGAGTGCTTGGCTCATTTGAATGCTTTCAATACTCAACGGGCCATATTTTGAAAGTAGGCGTTTAAGCACTGTTTTCTCGGCCATTACATTGAAATCTGCAAGGCCCCATTTGTCGGTACCACCCTTATAGTTTTGACTGTATTTCTTAGCATGAGCCTGCGCCTCGTCGATAGTCATGTATAGCATTTTTTCAAAGCCGTTTGTAAGTTTGAAATATGCTAGGTAGCCGATGACTTTATCGCTCGTACGTTCGCCAAATCTAAATTTATCAAGCAATCTGTTTTCGTATTCGAGTTCGCCCTCGTATACTGTTTTTGCCCCAATATCAACATATTGGCCGCTGCGTTGGGCTAATTGGATATACCCCTTATAACCTAGTTGAAATTGTGCGGCGCCTTTATAAGGCACGATATACGCAAAGCCCAAACTTTGATTAATCGGCAAGTCCAACATGGCCGCCTGTGCTGCCGCGCCGATGACTGTAGCAGGGTCAGCTTTCATAAGATAATTGCTGCTATTTGTAACGGCGATAATGCTTGATATAAATCCAGCTGCCTTTTTGCCGAGCATTTCTTCAAATTTCTTTTTGAAAGCTGGTGTTTCAAGCATGCCTTTTACTGTCTTAGCCTCTTTTTGAGCTACGATATTATTTTTCTTTAGTTCAATTCCTTTTGTTGTTGCCATTATTTATCCTCACTTTCTGGGAATGCGTCGCCTTTAACACCAGCCACATATGCACGCAATGCGGCGATTTCTGCTTTTAGTTCGGCGATATTTCTTTCACGATTCTCAACTCGCATATCGCTATATCTGAGGTCATCTTCTAGCTTTTTGTTAAGTTCCTTTAATCGAGCTATTTCAGCAAGTAAATGCTTTCTTTTTGGTTTTGTTTCTACTGTTTCAATTTCTTTGTTTTCTGTGTTTTCCATTATTTTTTATCTCCGATTACAAATAATTTATTTTCAAAATCGATATATACAGCTTTCGCCTCGGCTGTATACTGAGTTATATTTACAGGCGTCTCGATGTGTACATTGAAATCATAAGGAACAGCCTCGAGCAGTTTTCTCAAATCACATGTTTTCATTATTTGATGTCCATTCTGCGGCTAGGTTCGCCGACTTTAATATACTTTTTATGCAGTTCGGGGTAATCGTCCTTGAACGCTTTGGCGTCGAATGTTTCGCGCGGTTTCGTGGATTTCCATGAAACAAAATGCTCGCCGTATGTGGCTCTTTCGTTATCTTTCAAGAAATCTTTCATCACATTTTCAATGCCGCGCTTTTTAGTTTCTAACTCGGATAGTTGATTTTTAATTTCTAAATAATCAATGATCATGTTCCCGTAGTTAGCAGGTAGTTCCACGCTTTGGCCGTTGCTCTTTTGATAGAGCTTCTTGAGGGCATTTTCGCATTGTTTCGTATCGTCTGGCGCTGGCATGGTATTACTCTCAACCAGTTCCCAGAATGCTGCCCCAGTATCAATAATCGCTTGAATGACTTCATCATTGCGCTTGATTTCTTTATAAACAAACGTATTACCACCAATAAGAGCCGCTATCCACCAGCTCGCTTTACCAGTAACCGCCATGTAATGCTGGCATTGTATATAATAGGCGTCTGGCACATTGTCGCCGTCCCATTCATTAGCTTTGAATGCGTTGGCTGTCTTACATTCGAGGCCAGCGTCTAGGCCGACGATTTCCCTGTCGATATTAGCGAGTAAATAAGGGTACGGCTCACTCTGTAATGTGAAATTGTTATTGCGCACCTTATACCCGCTACGTTTGGCGAATTCCTGCGCTACTACTTCCTCGAGTACGTTGCCCCAATACATCGGCTCGCTTTCTTTTTCCTCTACTGTGTCGCTCGTTTTATCAAGCCATACGTCAATAGGACTGCGCCAAGGGCTTAACCCTAGTACTGCGGCCATATCCGAACCGCCGAGGCCTAACTTGCGAACCTTTAGCCATTCCTCACGAGTGGCGTTTTTACTGTCAAAAATTTTCTTATACATGTTTGTGTGGTTTCCTTTCTTTTGACAATTAAGAATAGATACATTACAATGTTGTTGTGTGGTTTCCTTTCGTTTTTAACGATTGGAATTTTGAACAGTCAGCTTTTAGTTGACTGTTCTTTTTTTATGCCAATAACACGGCGATAATAACGAGGCAATGTAAAACGAGTACCGCCGAAAGTGCCATACCTGCAATCATCAAACATTCAATAATGAAATTCATCGTTTCACCTCTAAACTAACCAAAGCACCACGGCCGCATATATCAATGCTACCCAGCCAATCACGCCTATAATATCAATAAGTTTCATTCTGTTTTTCTTTACACGTCTGCGTCTGCGCCGTGGTTTTTGTTGTTGTATCATCATTGTGTAATTTCCTTTCTTTCCATACCTCAAAGTCCGCTAGATTTTGAGGGTTGCTATAAAATTTGTGTATTTCGTCAATGAACAGCGTCATCACATCACGCCCTTGCATACCGCCACAATACCTTTAGCGGTTAGGATTTCATGGATTCGTAAGCGCCCTTTTTGCGTCCATTTCGTTTGAATTTTAGAATCAAGTCGGCCGTCAGTTCGTGTGAATGTAAACGTTTCTGATTTTGTATATCCTTTACCCATTTCGGATTTATACAATATCCATTGTCCGTTTACGTTCCGCTGGATTTTTGCCTCATGTAAAATCTGATTTAAGGCTCTAGCCGATAAATCATAGTCAGCCGCGACTTGCGTAGTTGTTAGCGTGCTGGTGCTGCTTAGAATTTCGTCAACATAATCTCTTACTGGTTGAAATTCTGCGATTTGTTGCTCTTGCTGTGCTATAAGTGCCTTTTGCTCGTTGATTACATTGTTGGCAATCTTCAAGGCTCGGCTCATAACTTTTTCTGGGCTGTTCCAGTCTTTTTCTACTGCGATAAAGTACTCTCTAGCCTCTCGGCCTTTGTCATTTCTTGCAAGCATACAAAGCTGTTTCGCCATTTCGATTGTTAAGCTATGGTCTTGTTGAGGTCTACCGCCAAGAGGTTTTTCACATTTTTGTGATAAACCTATATAGTCAAGATTTTCAGTAAATCCATAATCACACATACGCTCGAACCATTGAGTATATGGTGTTTTGATTTCTAGGAACATATGTAATGCTCTACCGCTTACATATTGCTCATCGTTTTGTGTTACGTTGATTGGAATCAAATTCATATTGTGTGGTTTCCTTTCTATAAGAAATAATCAATAGTAGTACCAAAGAAATCAGCTATCTTTTTCAAGTTATCAACGCTAGGCTTGTATTTGCCTTGTTTCCACGCCGTCATAGATGATGTTTTAATGCCAAGTACATTGCACATTCTATAAGGCGTAATGTTGTTGTCTTTTAATAGCTTGTCGATTTTTTCATACATGTTGTAAAATCACCTCTTTTCTGATATATTGGAATTAATTAATATTTGTTAGCTAATAAATACGAATTTATGTGTTTGTTAGCATATCTCGCATTTGTTAGCTATCTTGTGATTACATAATATCTCACATTTACGAGTTAGACAAATTAAGCGTTCATAAAAATTTTAAATAGGAAATTAACAATGAGTAAAAATATTGTTTGGGAACGGATAGAAAGCCTCATAAAGAAAGAAAATATCAGCGCTTATAAGCTCGGAAAGGATACAGGTATATCCACTGCATCACTTACAGATTGGAAGAAAGGCCGCTCGTCTCCTGAATTGGATAAATTAAAGACAATAGCCGACTATTTCGGCGTATCGGTATATTACTTAACTGGTGAGGTCAACGATTTCGACGCCATGCGTCAACAAAAGATAGATTTCATTCATCAATGTGGTGCTGATATTGACTTATCCATGTATGATGACGAGGCTATTGATGATCTATATGTAGCGTGTGCATTAAAAAAGGACGTTATCCAGCAGCTTGAAATACCACAATTAAAAAAGGAACCCTCTACATTACTAAATATAGAAAGTTCCGACGGGGTTAATTTAAAGGCTATTCTCGAGCGTGATAATGTATTATCTTATGGCAAGCACATCATTACCGATGATGAGCGGTCTACCATTAAGGCACTTATAGAGGCGTTTTTAAAAGGGAAATAAATATATTCTATTGGGGGTATTAGTATGAAAAAGTTAATTATTGCGGCTGTATTATGTTCGGTCTTATCAATTCCAGTAATGGCGCATAATCCAAACGCGCCATTTGTACCAGCTTACACTACGGCCAACGGCGTAAACGTTAGCGTGCGGGCTGATTTAGATGTAAAAAATTATGACGGCGGGAGCGTGGAAATACTCTTATATACCAGCCAAGATGACCCGAGCAAGCCATATATTACATGGAAGTTAAACCATTTTCATTATGTGCTTGACCCGCACGGCTCGGGCAAACCTTACGCCGTACTCTATCAAGTAGATAGAGAGACCAACTTCGCGCGCAACGCTGATTATGTGATAGGTGGCACAATCACGCCTACGCCTATAGTTCCAATCGTCGATGGTTCCGACGAGTATAAAACAGCAATATATGCTTTCAATTTCGCCGTTCAAAGTGGCAAAATGGCCGAGGTGCAAGCAAAATATAATAGTAAACATAAGAAATAAAAAAGCCCCCTATCAAGGGGGCTATACTTATACAATTTGAAAGGAAATCACACAATGAATAATACCGACTTACAAACAGGCGTGATATATGCACGCTACTCGTCTGATAAGCAACGCGATGAATCCATAGAGGGCCAAATACGAGAATGCACCGAATACGCCCAGCGTGATGGAATTCTTATTACTAAAATATATACAGATAGGGCTTTATCGGCGCGAACGGATAACCGCCCAGAATTCTTACAGATGATCCGTGATAGCGCAAATCAAACATTTAATTATGTTATTGTCTATCAGTTGGATAGATTCAGCCGTAGCCGTGAGGATAGCGCTAAATACAAGGGCATATTACGCCGTAATGGGGTTAGAGTGTTGAGTGCCAAGGAACACATCACCAATGAGCCTGCTGGTATTATTTTAGAAAGTATGCTCGAGGGTATGGCTGAATATTATTCTGTTGAGCTATCGCAAAAGGTAAAGCGTGGCATGACAGAAAACGCCCTTAAAGGCAAGATGAACGGCTCGGCCATTCCACTCGGCTATGACCTTACAGAAAGCCACCATTTAGCCGTGAATGCTCACGAGGCCAAGGCGGTAAGGTTAATATATAGCCTATATTTAAAACAGTACTCTCTGGCTAAAATAGCGGATATTTTGCATAGTAAAGGATATACAACCAAGCGAGGCGGCAAGATTTCGTACAGCGTCATACGCAATATATTGAGTAATGAGAAATATATCGGCGTGTATCAATGGGGCGATATTAGAATCGAGGATTCTATCCCGCCTATTATCGCCCGTGATGTATTCGACGAGGTGCAGCAAGTACTACCGACTAGAATCAAAAATAAAGGACGTAGAAGTGAAATGTATAATTTATGTGGCCGTTTGATATGCGGCCAGTGTGGCGGGCATTATATGGGTTCCACCGCTACATCACGCAACGGCGAAAAACATCATTATTATGTATGTACCAATCGCCGCAAACATCACACATGCAGCGCGCCAAACATACGCCGCGACGAGTTAGAGGATTTAGTAATCAATCGTACTCTTGAAATCCTAAAGCAACCCCAAATTATCACCAGCATAGTCGATTTGGTTATGTCTGGGTATAATAACACTACTCAAGAGGCTAAAACGGCCATACAGGGCATACAGGGCAAAATTAAAGCCATTGATATAGAATTGAATAATTGCATGACGGCCATTAAACAGGGTTTTATTAATGATCGTTTGAAAGCTGAAATTGAAACCCTAGAAAAGGAACGTCAAGACCTACTCGAGCAAAAAGCGAACCACGAAAGCGTAATCTCACCTATCAAATTTACAGCCGAGCATATCGAGTATTTCCTCGAAAGAATGGCAAACGAAAACCCTACCACAAAAGCAGGCCGTTCGCGCATTCTCGATACTTTTATCAAGAGTGTAACCATACATAGTGATAGGGTCGAAATCGTATTTAATTATAAGAGCGAATTGCCCGAATTCTCCGAGCAATCTGCAAGCGGTTCGCATTTTAGCGTTTTGGTGGGCAACTCGTATAATAAAGCGAACCACTTTTATATAAACTCTACCGCCTACCCTATTACTTTAATAATGCCTTTCGGTGTTTAAAGTGTATATAATGTATTATATAAGATATATTAAGTACATAACACTACTATACTATAAATAAACGGCTTTAAATAGTCAAAAAAATAAAGGCCTATCGTGCTAGTACATCACTAACCACGATAGGCCTTTTATGCGTTTCAGTTATAAACCAATGCTTTATAACTCGTTCCGTTTTGGAACAGGTTCCCATACGTCCGCCCTCGTATGGTAGGGAGATAATAGGATCACCCCTCTTTATTTAACAGCCGCCGCAACTGTAACCACGCCAGCCACTACGCCCCATATTGTGCGTTGCTGTTTAAGGCGTTGTTCTGTTTTCTTGTTGCGTTTGATTTGCTCTCTCAATTCGTCCAATGAGTTCGAGGCCTCTTTCAATTTCTCCTCTTGCTGCGTCGAGATGTTCGAGGCTTTCGCCAATTCTTGCGCCTGTTTCTCGTTGATTTGTTTCAAGGCGTTCAATTCCTGCCCCTGTTTGTTGTTGATAGTCTTGAGCCTGCTCAATTCGTCGCCCTGCGTCGCGGTTAAGTTGTTGGCTTTCTGCAATGCTTGCTTTGAGCTGTTGATTGAGTTTTCGGCTTGCGTCAAGCGCCCTTTGAGTTCGTTCCAGCTGCTCAAAGGTACGTTTATAGTCGGCTCTTGTTTCAAAGTATCCGCTGGCGAGGCTGCCAATGAGATAGACGAGCAAAATGCCAAGAATACCATAAACAACGCGCCGAATAGTAACCGCATGTACAATTTTGTTCTTGATAATTTCATACATCACACGCCCCCTATATTAATCTTGGTCTGTCCAACGAGCGGCCCAGCCTCGCACATCAACATGAACGAAATCTTGATTATAATATCGCCCAATGCCGTCGGCGCCACATTCCTCGGCCACTTCGGCGAGATAATCAACGTTAATGCCGTCATAAGTAATGTCGGCCGCTGTGCCCTCAACGTGTTGAGAGTTAGGAACGCCACCGACTTCCGCATTATGTTCTAGGCAACGATAGCCGCTTAACACTTCGATAGGTTGGCCAATGCGTTCACGGATAGCGTCTAATACATCGACGAGCCTTTTATCAATGATGTGGTCTAAAACAGGATGTCCGTCGCTATCGTATCCATGACGGCCACATTTACAAGCAAATTCGTAATCATCAAAATATGTACCAATTTTCATTATATGCACCTCTTTCAAATTAAAAGAGGGCTACTATATGCAGCCCTCATACAAAACGTTATTTCTTTAATAATGCGTCGACCTTGCTTTGCACTAATTCCAATAGACCTGAAATAGTACTGTTGCCACCGTCTCGCATATTTTCCAATATAGAAAGGAATTCGACGGAGCCAAGATATAGCCACACCAAATTGACTGCAAACGCATAATTGCCGGCCATAAAGTCAAAGCACCATGCACCGGCAGTAGCTAGGCAATATGTTAATACCTTTGTTACAAAAGGTTTTCGCATATGCTTGGAGGATATAAGCCCTTTCCCCCATGCAGCAGGAATTGCAATATACTTATCTGAACCACTAATATTGTCAGGGCTAGCCCCTAAATCTATGAGCATTTGGTAACTAATGGCGGCCCATTTAGTGATTAGATCTAAAAAGACAAGCAATATGAATATACCTAAAACCTGTACATGTTTAAGTCCTAACATGTAAATGCCAACTTCTGCTATTACCGCCAACAAAGCCTTGATTGCGAATGATTCTGTAAGTGTTCGCCATGCGTCACATAAAAAATTCGTTAATTCTTGCATTGCGTTCACCTATTATAAATGGTCGACTGTATCACCAGTATTTACATATTTATGTTGACTGTCAGACCATTCAATTTGAGATGTCGTAAATCGAACATCAGATGTGCCAAATTCTACGCTTCCGAGCTTAACAGATGAATCAGACTTTTCGTTATTTTCAAATGTTAAATTCTTAGGGTTATCAACTAAAATCGGAATATTGCCAATAGGATTGCCAGATACGTCTTTAACAGAGTAACTTCTACCGTACCAAGCACCAATTTTAAGAACCGTCGGACGGCTAGCCTGAATCAAGATATTATCGATTGCAGATACTTGCCACTTACCCAAGAATTTAAAATTATGTTCGAAATCGCCATTAAAGTTAACTGCCTTAATTTCTAAATTACGACCAAATAGGGCATATTTAACGCCATTTTCCTCGTAAGTTTCATCTGGCGTTCTAGTACTTTCAACAATGCCAGCGATTACTGTTTCGCCAACTTTTGCACCTGTGAAATCGTGATAAGTGAGGTTTATATCATCTTCACCTAATGGCGGAATTGTTACAGTACAAGCCCCAGTACTATCTAGCGTGAAAGGTGTGTCATTACCAACTACCTTAACGCTGTAATGTGGCTCACCTGTAACGGATACTACCTGTTGACCTTGGATAACGCTTGGAATGGTTAACGCCTTAAATTCAGTCCGAGGGAACGGCTTACCCATATTACCAATTAATGCGGTGAGTACATCATCAACGCTTGCACTTTCGCACCATACGTTACCTTGCAATAAGAGTTGATGAGCGTTGTCAGCTGTGGCACTTGCGCCGTCTCGTCCGTCCTCGCCCTTATCACCTTTAGGCCCTTTTAAGGCCGTTAATTGCTCTGGTGTAAAATCCTCATATCGGAATGGGTCGCCCTTATCACCTTTAGGACCTTGCTCACCTCTTGGCCCTTGTTCGCCCTGTGGTCCTTGTAGCCCTTGTTTTCCCTGCTCGCCTTGTACGCCTTGCGTTCCCGGAATTACAATATCAATCACTTTCGGAACCTTTGCTTTAATGTTCACATATTCAAAATTATTTGTATCTTCCATAATTGCACCCCCTAATGTGCTGAAATATCATGAATGAATTTCATATCACCCATTACGATTTTAGTGGTATCGTTCCCATGAATAAGGAACACATCATATTGACCGCTCCTATA